GTTATGCGATGGGCCAGTGCTCAGGGCTTCGGGGGCACTAAGGCAGTGCTGGCCCTTCAAGCATTAAAGAATGAGCGCATGATCGAGACTTCAATTGATGAAGATAATGTCATCATCATCGACTTGTTATAATCAACCATCATCAACACTGCAAAGGAACCTACAATGTCACCTAGATACGCCGTTCGTTTAAGCCAAGCCGTTCACGCCCTTACTGTCGCCCTACGCGATGGGGGTGAATTCCCAGATCAGGCTTACATTGTCGCTGGCCGCTTTGGCGTGCTTCAGGCTGATCTCGAACAACGCTATGATCTTGAAACTATCTAAGGAACCTACAATGTCCAACCACAACTACATCCCTGAAATCAAACCCGCTGAGTCACGCCTAGAATCAATCATCATCACGGTGGCTTGTCTCGCAGTCTTCGCCTTTTGGGGTGTTCTGTTTGCCTTAGGTGTATAATTCAATTGTCAATCAACACACGGCCACGGCCCTACTTAAGAGAGTAAAACTATGATCAAGATTTCAAAAACATCCAAACTCGACGGTATCCGTTCATGGTCGCTGCAAGCGCTCGATACGTGTCCGGGCAGTATCGCTTCACCGGGCGTACTTGTTGATGCTTGCAAGGGGTGCTATGCCACTACTGGCAACTATAACTACCCTAACGTTAAAGCGCCTAGATTGTCTAACCGCGAAGACTGGCAGCGCCTAGAATGGGTTAGCGATATGGTGCAAGCGCTTGACTCTGATCGCTATTTTCGTTGGTTCGATTCTGGCGATATGTACACGCTGGGTCTAGCTGAGAAGATTCTTGAGGTCATGACGTTAACGCCATGGTGTAAGCACTGGCTGCTTACACGTATGCACAAATTCCCTAAATTCTCGCTTGTCTTGCAAGCCATGCAAGCGCTGCCTAACGTATCAGTTAGATTCTCGAGCGATAGCGTACAAGGTGAATTTATCGCCGGGTTACATGGCAGTGTCATTGTCCCTGACAGCGAGACTCTGCCCGCCGGTGTATCATTGTGCCGTGCCTATGAGCATGAAGGTAAGTGCTCAGGTTGCCGTGCTTGTTGGGCTAAATCAGTTGACGTTATAGCGTATCCAGCGCATGGCCGTAAAATGGCGAAGGTTATCCGTATTATGAAGGGTTGACCTATGACTGATGTAGGTAAACCGCCTAGCTATCCGCTAGCGTATACGCCTAGAAACCGGTACAATGACTGGGTGAATGGTAAGTGATAGATTACAGACTGTAGTGCATGCTTACCCGTGCATTATGGCCTACAATCTGTAGGTTTGTCCAATGATTGAAAGCAATATGATGTATCAAATTTATGATTGCAATGGAAAAGCTTTAGGGCGCGCCCAAGGCTATAAAACACATTCAACTGCTCAGGGTGTAGCCGAACGGCCTTGTAGGGTACGCCGGGCTATTTATGATGCAGTAGCTACTGCAAAGGTTATAAACCCTAACCATAAACTACTGTATCGCATCAGCTGGATTGAACCTATTGGAAAAGGTACAATATGAGGTACGAAGTCCAATTTAAAACCTCCGGTATTGTCGCATTTAGCGCCTCTGAACGGGGTATCTGCCAACACTGGCATGACTGCAACAATTACGGCCCTGAAACGGCCTATTGTGACCCTGACACGGGCGAGATTGTCCCTGATAAGTGGGTCAGGGGTGAATGTCTTGAATTGTTTACAATTAAGAGGGTGAAATAATGTACACTTGGCCTTTCCCGCCCTTTCCTAATCCATTGGACACAGGGCATAAACGGCCTAAGTTCAACCCTTCAAACCATGAGGATGCACCACTATGACTACGAAAACACTTTACCTTACATTTGAGGTCAATATAGAATCAAAAAATGAGCTATCCCAAGAGGAAATTCAGCATTTCATAAACGAATTGGACTATGAAATCCTGTATGGCGAGGAGTTACAGGATAAAATAGACTATTTGTTGACTGAACTTGTAAAGGTTTCGGATGACAAAGATTAAACAATTCACCTACACACTCAGGGGGTGTGAATGGTACGGACTCTGCGAAGTCCAGTCTATTGAGGCTTTGCCCTTGATCGTCCGATGCACTGACCTATATCTGGAAGGATACCGTGACGATAACCCTCCTGATATGAGGGACATAGTGGACTATCAGCTAGTCTTGGATATTGAGGATATGGTTAGATTGGAGGCTGAGAATGCCTAACTACCCTAACCATTGGCTAGTGCTGTCAATAGTGCTTTTAGCTTACATGATCGCTGGATACTATGATTCGCTGGCTCATTGATCTAATATTACCCTCGAGAAAGGCCTGAGAAGGCCTCTAAACGGGCCTACAATGGCCTATAACCAACCAACTAATGGCAGAGTAGCCAAAGGAGTTAATAATGCGCTGTATCGTTTGCAATAAACAACTGAATGACTATGAGTCAACACGTAGACACGCCATCACCCATGAATTCTTAGACACATGCAATCGGTGCATGAAGGATATCCCTAACATTCCGACTAAGGACAGACAGGACTTGTTGAAGGAGGCTGACTACGATGACGATATGGACATCGAAGACACTGACTCTGTTACATCTTGTTACACTTTAGAGCTTGACAAGGACTGAACAGCGGATATAATAATACTATAGAGACTGAGACATTGCTTCTATGCTTAGAAGTTAACCTACTAACAGTTACTTATAACAAGTACTTATACAGTTAACGTATAAGCATTGATGTTTGATGTCTTAGAGACTTTAAAGTAACATTAAAGTAACGTTAAAGTCTCTATGTAACATAGACAATGTTAGATTGGTGTCTAAATGTTAGTAACTTTCATCAACAGGTGTTAATATGAATGATTCAATGATTGAGTATATGGACAACCAAGAGCAAGAACTTGTACGCTTTGAGTGCTGGTATCACTCTGTGATCGATGATATGGCTGGTCTTATACGTGCCAATGGCTATGAACAGGTCATGTTTGATGTGATGTGTGCAGTGAAGCGAATGTCTGAGGAGACAAAAGAATGATTGTCTCTCTGTTTGTGGGTGTCTTAACACTTTTAAAGGTGGTCTTGAAATGAGTACTAGGAACAATCCTTTCAGTTTGATCGTTAACGTTGAGAATGCTACCTGTGTTGTCGAATTCGATGTTGACCGCTTTGGTGACATCAATTACGAGACATGGGAAGTGTTCTTCAACAAGGACTTTAAAGTAGGCATGAAGCATAGCTTAGCTGCCAGTAGCTGGGTAGTGGTCAATGACTTGATTCATGACAAGACGTGGGAGTCCATTGAATACCAGATCAAGGAACAATGGAAGGATGTAGAGGAACAACAGAGGGCATATGACGAAAGTTACTAGCAAGTTTCTACGACACATCGCCTGTGAGCACTGCGGTAGCTCTGACGCGAACAGTCTCTATGACGATGGCCATACACACTGCTTCCAGTGTGGAACTACTGAGCACGAAGGTGCTTATGATGAACGAACGGTAATGAGGGACGCAGTAGCGTTCAAGAAAGCAACCCAGATGACCTTAAAAGGCACTTGTAAATCAATCCCTGATCGAGGAATCAGTCAGGCCACCTGTGAGAAGTACGGAGTAACAACCGATGGAGACAACCAATATTATCCTTACACTGACGCAGCAGGAGTTAGAACGGCTGTTAAACAACGCACTGTTTCTACAAAGAAATTCTCTATCTCAGGAGACTTCAACGGAGCAACTCTTTTCGGTCAGTCTCTCTTTCACGAAGGAGGAAAGGCTCTCACCATCACAGAAGGAGAACTTGATGCTCTCGCAGCTTTCCAGATGCAAGGAAGTCTCTATCCTACAGTGAGCATCCGTAATGGCGCTCAAGCAGCGTTAAAGGACTGCAAAGCTAACTACGAGTGGATCAACACCTTTGACTCTGTAGTCATCTGCTTCGATGCCGATGAGCCGGGGAAGAAGGCTGCTAAGGAAGTGGCTGAGTTGTTCGGCAACAAGGCCAAGATCATGCAGTACAAGGATGGCTACAAAGATGCTTGTGAATACTTGCAATCAGGTGCGTCTAAGGAGTTCGTTAATGCGTGGTGGAAAGCTGCCCCTTATGTGCCTGACGGTATTGTTAACGCTGCTGATCTCTGGGAGGAAATCTCCAAGCCAGAGCCGATTGCAGAGGCTCAGTACCCTTGGAAGGGATTGAATAAACTTTTGTATGGTATCCGGCCAGCAGAGTTGATTACAGTCACCGCAGGCAGTGGCTTGGGTAAGAGTCAGTTCCTCCGGGAGATTCTGTTTAATCTACTGAAGACTACTAGCTGGAATATCGGTGGACTCTTCCTTGAGGAATCTACTCGTAAGACAGCACGAAGTATCATGTCGTTACACGCCAACAAGCTGTTACACTTGCCTGATACACCTACCACAGAGCAGGAATTGAAGGAGGCTTTTGATGCTACACTGGGTACTAACCGTATCTATCTGTTTGACCATTTCGGTAGTAGTGATGTTGATAACATAGCTAACCGTATTCGGTATATGGCTAAGGCGTGTGATTGTCGGGTTATCTTTCTCGATCACTTGTCGATTGTTATCTCAGGGCAGGACAATGGAGATGAACGCAAGGCCATAGATAACATGATGACCAAGCTCCGTACACTGGTGCAAGAGTTAGAAATTACTCTGATCTGTGTAAGCCACCTTAAACGTCCTCAGGGCAACCAAGGTCACGAGGATGGAGGTAGTGTGTCATTGTCACAGTTGAGGGGCTCTGGAGCCATTGCACAACTGAGCGATGCAGTGATCACGTTGGAGAGGAACAGTATGGCTGAAAACGAGGATGAACGTCACTTGACCAAGATTGCAGTGGCTAAGAATCGCTTTTCAGGAGACACTGGGCCAGCCTGTAAGTTACAATACAATGCCTATACCGGGCGAATGACAGAGGTTGAAGAGGAAACACTATGACAGACAATGTAATCCCTTTTAAGGAACCTGACCCTAAATGTTCCTTCTGTGGTACACCTAAGAGTGTTGCTCACAAGTTCATTGCAGGCCCTAACGGTAAGAATATCTGTGGAGAGTGTGTTAA